ATTTGAAGCAATTGAAAAAGTAATTGATTCTTATTTTAAGAAAGATGATGCACCAACATCAGCACACGAAGCAACGGAGACAGCAGCTCCAGGTTTGGCAGGTAATGTAATTGATAGCAATGCTTCAATTAATCTTTATCCTGATCAAAATGAAAAAAAGAAAGTCACGTTTAATGACGGGCTTAAAAAGAGTGATGATATTTCGCTCAACGAAGGAGGTAACAAAATGGCAGAAGATACAACTGCAGAGGTAGCAGAAGCTACAACTGTTGAAACTCCAGCCGAAGAAGTTGCGGTAATTGAAGAAGTAGCAGCAGTTGATGCTGGTGAAACAATTGAGAAAGCCGTATCTATTTCAGAAGTAGAGGATACCCTTGATTTTGAAAAGATGGTCACAGACCTTAAGACCTTCTTTGGTGAGTCTATTGAAAAGAACTATGCTACACAAGCTGCAACAGTTCAAGACATGTACAACATTGTCAATGAAACAAGAGCAGAGATGGCGCGTTTGTCTAAGAATTATGAGGATATTCAAAAAGCAAATGCTGATCTAGTAGAAAAGTACGAAACCTTGAGTAAGTCAGTTACAGATATGTTCGGAAAGATTGAGTATGTTGATCATCAACTCAAGAATTTTGAATCTGCAACGGCAGTTAAGAAGTCCAGCGATCTTGACGGATCAGCTGGTGTAAGTAAGATACAAAAAACAAGTATATGGCAAGGACACTTCCTCGGTGTTAATAGCTTAACTAAATAAGATAAAATAAGGTGGTGAAATAAAACAATGAGTAATGAACTTCTACAAAAAGTAATTGATACAACAAATCTTGGTTCAGCTGGCGTTAATGCATCAACAGATACATCAACCCTCAGCGGTGACGGTCTCCTCTATCCAGATCAGGCTAATCGCTTCCTAGATTACATGTGGGACGCTACAATTCTTGCTAAGGCTGCAAGAACTATTCGTATGCGCTCAAACACAACAGAAATTGACCGTGTATCAGTCGGTCAGAGAATTATGACAGTCGCTTCAGAAGAAAATCCTCGTGATTACACAGGATATGATACTTCAGGCGCAAACGTTGGAAACTTCTCTAACGCTGCTGCTACATTCTCAAAGATTTCTTTGACAACTCGCAAGCTTCGCCTAGACTGGGAACTTTCTTCAGAGTCTCTTGAAGACAATATTGAGGGTCCAGATCTAGAAGACCACATCGCACGTCTTATGGCAACACAAGCTGGTAACGACATTGAGGATGTACTAATCAATGGTCTCGGTACTGGCTCTGGTTTGCTTTCTGCATTCGCAGGATTCCGTGCATTGGCACTTGCTAACGCTCACGTTGTTGACGCACAAGGTGTAGGACTTGACAAGGCTGTATTCAACCTTGCTATCAAGACACTTCCTCGTAAGTACAAGCAACGCCGTAATCAACTTCGTTTCTTCTCAGGATCAAACCTAGTTCAAGATTACCTATACAACCTAACAGCTAACGCTGGTTCGGTCAACCCATTTGATATCGCTTCTGGCGTTATCCGTGGTGATGTTACTGCTAACGATGGCGGTCCAGGAACTACAACTCCTTTCGCTTTCGGTATCCCAGTAATCAACGTTCCATTGATGGACGAGACAAAGGCAGGAGATTACAACGGTGCAACTGGTTTGCACGGTGACATCCACTTGACTTTCCCTCAGAACTTCATCATTGGTATCAAGCGCGATGTAACTGTTTATCGTTTGTTCCAACCAAAGAAGGATACAATTGAATATACACTCTTCATCCGTGTTGGCGCACAAATGGAAAACTATGACGCTCACGTTATTGTGAAGAACGTTAAGGTTGCAGGTTCAGTTGCTACAGGTGCTTTTGGTTCCGTTACAAACGGTGCTGGTACCTTCGGTGGCTCAGGAACTTACACATACTAATTTCTAATTAGTTGCAAAGTTAAGGGAGATAGCAATATCTCCCTTAACTATTTTCTGATATAATTGACGTAACGAGAGGATATAAAATGTCATTTACAGACCTAAAAATCACAGAACTAAGAAAGATTGCAGATCAATTTGGAGTAGAATCTTCAGCTGCAAAGACAAAGAATGAGCTAGTTGCGCTTCTTGAAGAAGAGGGCGTTACTTATCAAATGTATGCTAAATTTGACAATAGTGAAAAGCAAGATATTGAAGTCCCAGAAGTTGAAAAAAAGAAGAGGGAAAAATTGTCTAAGAACGAAAACACTATTCTTGTAAGAATGGTAAGAGGTAATTACTCTTATCAGGCTATGGGCTACACCTTCAGCCAAGAGCACCCTTTTGTTGCAATGCCAGAGTCAGATGCACAAAGACTTTTTGATACCCAAGAAGGTTTCAGAATTGCAACTCCTAGAGAGGCTCAGGAGTACTACAACTAAAAAATAAGGGGGCGTTTTGATTGCAAACAATAACAACAAACACTCAGGAAAAAATTCAACTACAGGTATTTAGCGACGGAGTTTTAACACAGGCAGATACCGTTCCTACGCTACAAATATTTGATGCAGACAACAACTCGTCCCCTATAGCTGGTTTCAGCAATTTAACTGCTTATGATGAGACACCCGCTGGTATATATTCATTCTTGCTTACTCCAGCTATCACAAACATTGCAAGAGTTTTGCAAGTTGTTTGGAGTTACAGACTTAATGGAGTACAAGCAACAGAAACATCTTTTTACAGTGTTGAAACTGTATACGCAACGCCAGATGAAATTATTGATTTTCTTCAATGGGGTTCAACTCCATCTGAATTAAATTATCATGACATAAAAGAAATTGAGAATGCAGAAAAACTAGCAAGAACAATTGTTGACGGCTACACTGGTCAAAAATTTAGATCTTATACGGGTTTTCAAGAAGTAATTGGAATTGGTTCCGATTCAATTGAATTGACAGAAAAGATTTTAAAAATTGATCAGTTTTATGAAAACGATCAATTAATGATTGATTATACACAAAACCCAGTTTATAATATTTTTGAATATGATCTTACAATTACACCAACAAATTTTGGTGTAAGACTATATAGACCAGAATGGGATATCAGTTACGAAGGCGGTTACGATCCAACAATCCTTTACTACGGACGTTTCAGAGACCGCTCCAGGTATCGTTTTGTGGGTCTTATGGGATATCAGTATGTTCCAGAAGACATTAAAATTGCAACAATTCTTTTAGTAAATGATATCCTTTCAAACGATTACAACTGGAGAGTTAAATACCTTTCAAAGGTTGACCTTAGTGAAATTTCGTTTGAAATGCATAAGGGAGCATTTAACGGAACGGGTAACTTGAATGTTGATAATATTCTTGATCAATACCGCCACGTTAATATTGTAATTATCTAATGCTATCAAATACCTTTATGTCATCAATTATGAATATGACTGCAGATATTTATGAGCAGCAATATTCACAAAATAAAAATACGGGTGCAGTTATCCGTGAATGGTCTTATGCAAAAACAATTCGTTGCAAAGTAGAGCCAATTAAGGTAGGCGGTTCTTCAACCAGAACAGATAACAAAAAATTTGCTGGCGGTTCTGAGGGAGAGTATAGCGAAAAGCTACAGCTCAGAATTAAGTGCAATGAACTACTTTCAAAGAGAGCTAGAATAGAAAATATACGCTCAACATCTAACGAGCAAATCTTTATTGAAATTGATAGATATGACACGCCAAACACAATATTTGAAGTAACATCATCACACGCAGTCCTTGATCCATTTGGGAAAATTGCTTATTATGAAGCAGTTCTACAAAGAGTGTCGGTACAAGACAATGATCCAACTGGAAGTTAATCAAGCTAATCTTGATAGTTTAATTAAAGAAATTGATAACAAGCTTTTAGGAATAGAAGAGTTAACAAAGCCCTACGTTTTAGAACAAATTTCTAAAGCAGTATTTACTATTACGGGCGAAAGATTTGTGTTAGCAGCAGACTCTTATGCAAGATCAAATCCAAAAGCTATGCATCACGTTTATGAGTGGGGAAAAATTGGTTACCCAGAAGGAAGATTGTTTGTAATAAACATGCTTTCAATGCTAGGTGGAACATTAGAAATTGGTTCAGAATTTTTACCATCATCTTTGCCAGTGCCAATTAATCCAGAACTTCAAGTACCTGGCCCTACAGGAAAAACTGTAACAGCGCAAAATATTTTTAGAGATAAAGCTGAAATTATGGAAGGCGGAACTGCAGTAAGATTTACCGCAAAAAGAGTTTTGTCGTTTATGGGTAATAATGGAATTGCCTTTATTGCTAAAGGAACACCAGTTAATATCTTAAATCCAGGTGGCTCAAAGGTTAAAAATTCATTTACAAGATTCATGGTTGATTGGTATGTTGCAAACGCAGGAGTAATTATGGATTCTTCTGGATTCTATGAGAGAATAGTTAATGATGCAGCAGTAGCTTTAAATGTAACAGGTTCCAATGCGGAGCAAGTAAGAGCAGCAGTTGCAAGAGCAGCAGAGCAAGCAAGTCAAGGCAAGGAGATGATTAGATGACAACAGATTACACATATGTAGCAGCTTACGATGTAAGAAATGTTTTGTGGGAAGAATTTAAAAACGCGGGTATTTTAAATGAGCAAGATTACTATCCAGATGGATTTGATGAGCCTTTAATACCAATTGTACCTGCACAACAAATCCCAGAATTTAATAACTTGCTACCTGGCAAGCCATATTTGACATACAATGTAATTCAAAAGAATTACGGAGTTCAGTGGTGGATGTCTCAAGAGTCTATGATATTTGAAGTTATATCCAGAGACTCTGCTCAAATTCAAACTATTATTAACTTTATGGTTGATCTATTTAGAAGGTACGACTTGGCAGCACAGGGGGTAAATGTCCAACTAGCTCAAAATAGCCCCTATGATTTCTTCTATTTTAAGATTGACACAACCGATCCAATACAGCCATTTACGGATGAAGGCGGATATATGAGTGGAGACATTACAATCCACTATTCATACACACGAAATGTTGACCCAAATACAGGCAGATTTGCTTAAAGTTTGTTTTATTTAACATCAATGGTATGCTTTTACATGAGGAAGTAACAATGCCTCTTGTTTAATTTAAAAATAAATAAGGCGGTGAAATAAAAAATGGCTACAAATACTAGAAACGTGATCGTTGGTGCAGCAAACCTCTTTGTCTCAAACAAAAATGGCGCAGCTCGTCCAATCACAGCTCCAAGTTATATTTCAACAAACATTGTAGCAGCTGGCTCTTCAGCTTCAGCTCAGCTCAATGCAGGAACAGATTTTCGTCAAGTAGGTTATACATCTACAGGACTTGAAGTTTCATACGAACCAACATATGGTGAAGTAATGGTTGATCAGCTTCTTGACGCAGCGCGTCTATTTAAGCAAACACTTAAGGTTATGCTTAAGTCAGAGCTTGCAGAAGGTACACTTGAAAACCTAAATATCGCATGGGGTCAATCAGACTTCGTTCAGACATCAGCAGGTTCAACAGTTTATACTTTGAATAACACATCATCATCAACAGCATCACTCAACCTCGTTGCAGGTGCAGTTGGAGATACTCCAGTAGAGCGTACAGTTGTTTTCGTAAGCTCAGCTCCACGTCAAATTGGTTCACAATATGACCCATCACAATCTGCAGGTGCAGGTGGATCAGTAGGTCTTCCACATACTTCAGATCTTAAGCAAAAAGAGCGTGTTTACATTGCTCGTCGTGTTGTTCAAATTGATACAACAATGCATGCTTTGAAGCGTGATGCAGCTACTGTTTTCCCAGTAAACTTCCGTTGCTTGCCAGATGATGCTGACGCATCATACGCAGGCGCAGAATACGGTGTAGTAATTGACCGTGTTTACGGTACAGTCTGATATAACTTAATATACAACTTAATATTGAATTCAAGCCCCACCAGAAATGGTGGGGTCTTGAGTTTGTTTATACGCATAATGTTGGTATAATTTAACTAAACAAAGGAGCTATTAATTGGCAACAACGGTATATGATATTGTAGAGATTGAGCTGGCTAACGGTGAGACACTCACCCTTAAGCCATTGCCAATCAAGCAGCTAAGAAAATTTATGGAAGTTATTAAAGGAATGGATGATCCTAGCATAGAAACAGAAGATGCTGCTATGGATATATTTATTAAAGGTGCAATGATTTGCCTTGAAGTCTATAAGCCAGAACTATCTAAAGATAGAGATAAGTTTGAAGAAGTCATTGAGATCCCTACAATGATGAAGATTCTTGAAGTTGCTGGCGGTCTGAAACTTACAGACCCAAACCTTCTGGGAGCAGCTCTAGTTGGGACGAACTAGATCTTCGCTCCTTAGAGTCCGAAGCTTTTCTACTTGGTCATTGGAAAAACTTTGACGATTTAGAAAGTAGTCTTTCACTTGAAGAACTAATGGCAACATTAGAAGCTTCAAGAAAGAAAGATTATGAAGACAAAAAGTTTGCTGCTTCTATTCAAGGAGTAGAACTTGATGAATCAGCAAGCAATGATTCTGATAAAGATATTACATCTTTGCAGGGTTGGCAGGCACAAGAAGAAGGATTTGGAATTGGCGAAGGTCTAGGTCTTATGCAATTAGGGGTGTAATTAAATGGCAAAAGTTGAACTGAATATAGTCGCCTTGGGCGACTTTTCTAGCGTCAATACACAAATTGCACAACTCCGAGCACAAGTAGATTTACTTAATAAAAATGTAGCTGGGGTTGGATTAAGTTCTAATCTTACAAAAGATTTGCAATCAGCAAATGCAGCATTTAAAACAACAATGCTGTCAACTGGCCAATTTACACAACAAACAGTAACTCTTAAAAATGAAACACAAGCTTTTGGTCAAGCACTGACCACAGGAAAATTAAAGCTTAACGACTATTACAATATAATTAAAAATAATTCCTCTAGTGCTACTAACAGCATTAAAGCACTTGCAGTAGAGCAAGCAAAATTAAACAATTCAATTATTACTGCTGATCCTACAAAACAAGGTGTATTTTCTGTTTATACGCCCACCACAATTAATGCCGTTAAAGATGCTACAAATATAGCAACGCAAACTCAAAATCTTTATAATATTGCTGTTGATCAAGGAACACAAAAACTTATTAACTGGGGTAAAAATACCCAATGGGCAGGTCGTCAGTTAACAGTTGGTATGTCCATACCTCTTATGATATTTGGTCAACAAGCCGTTGCTTCTTTTAGAGACACAAATACAGAATTAACAAGATTGCAAAGACTTTATGGTGAAGGTCTTACTCCTCCAGACCAAGGACAAATTAAGCAGATTTCTGATCAAGTTCTACAGCTAGGAAGAGATATTGCTTCAACAATGGGTATTGCTCAATCTGAAACTGTAAAAGCAGCAGCTAACTTTGCAGCTATGGGTGAACAAGGGCAAGATCTTATTAATACAACCCAACAAACAATGCGTTTGTCAAAGCTGGGCGCAGTTAGCACCGCTGATGCAACAAATACTATTGTTGCTCTTCAAAATGTTTACAAAGTAAGTACAAACGATCTTGCTAACGCAGTTAACTTCTTATCAGATATTCAGAAGCAAACAACAATGACGCTTGGAGATATGACTCAAGCTATCCCACGTGTTGGCCCAATTATGCAACAGCTTGGTGGTACATACAAAGATACTGCTGTTATGCTTGTTGCTATGCGTGAAGCGGGAGTTCCAGCAGCACAAGCTGCTAACGCATTAAAGTCTGCTATGGCATCTATGATTGCTCCAACTTCTGCAGCATCTAAAGAATTTCAACAATATGGAATTAATTTAACTGCAATCAAAGATAATACACAGGGCAATCCTGTTCAAATGATTGAAGCTTTACAATCATCAATGTCAAAACTTTCTCCACTTGTTAGAGAACAATTGATTGATAAGCTATTTGGTAAATTTCAATTTGCAAGAATCTCAGCACTTCTTGACAACTTTGGCCAAGTTGGAAGCCAAACATATAATGCTCTTAAAGTTGCTGGAGCAACTTCAGGACAGTTGGCAGATCTTGCAAATCAAGAAATGCAACAAGCAACAGAATCAGGCACTGCAAAATTTCAAAGAGCTTTAGAAACATTTAAAGCAGACATCTACCCAATTGGTCAAAAGATTATGGATATCGCTACTGGCTTAATGAATTTTGGTAACTCTGTTGCTAAAATTTTTACAGGATTGCCAGGTCCAGTTAAAACAGTACTTGGTATTATTGCGGGCTTTGTAGTTTTGTCTGGCCCAATTCTTATGCTTACTGGTTTGCTTGCTAACTTTACTGGATGGCTTGTAAAAGGATATTTTAATTTAAAGAACCTTGCCACAGGTGGCAAAACATTAGGTCAATTACTTACGCCAGAATTAATTGCTTCACAAAATGCTGCAGAGATGTTTAGTGAAAAAATGTTGGCAGATGCTGATGCAGTTGTTACATTAAATGCTGCTGTTGAAACCTTAACTGCAAACATGTCAAAGCTTGTTGAAACAATGAATGTTGGAGCTGGTATTCAAGATCTTACAAGTGCAGTAGGTGCAGTTGCAACTGCCGAATCAAGAATTTACCAACAAATGGAGATTCCAGGATTTGCAACAGGAGGCTACATTCCAGGATCTGGAAATAGCGATACATATCCAGCTATGTTAACTCCAGGCGAAGCTGTTATTCCAAAAGCACAGGCAGCTAAGTATGCACCATTTATTAATGCAATGATTAATGGAAGATTGCCAGGATTTGAAGACGGATTAGGACCTCTTGAAAGAGGACATTACATGCCAGGAGAAGCTGGTGGAATGATGTGGATGTCTCGTGAATCAAATCAAAGAATGCGTTCAAATAGTCAAAATCCAATTAGTGGTCCAGAAATTGCAGCAGATCTTAGAAATCTTCTTGCAAATGATGTTCACCCAATGGCTATGTCATATGGAGCAGCATTAAAATTAGGCGCAAATGATGCAAAAGATACTGCTCAAAAATTAAACCAAGCACATGAAGCTTTAATTGCCGAACTAGAAAATACTACAAAGGTGTTTGGTGGAGAAAACGAAAAGTTTGAAGAGTTTGCAAATAAAATTATGAATCCATATTTGAGTAAAATTTCAACTCAAGGTGGAGCAAGTAATCTACAATCAGACTTTGAACAAATTAAAACAGTTAGAGGTTCAGGCGGAGCAGAAGGTACAAGAAGCCTGGGAATTGATTGGGGTAATATTCCTGCACAATATCAAGGAACTGCAAACTCATCAATTGGAAGGATGGTGGGAACTGGAGCAGGGCCTGCAGCAGGACTAAGAAATAGACAAGCAATGATGGCTTCATACTCAGCAGGAGTAGATGTTGCAGCATCAGCAGAACGTGGTGCAAGAACACAAGCACAAGCTGCATCTCCAGCAAGAAAGTTTGAGCAACTTGGCCTTGATATTGACATGGGTCTTGCAAAGGGTATTGAAGAAAATAAAGCAATTGTAAATGAAGCAGGATCAAATGTAATTAATAATCTTGAAAAAGATGTAGAAACAAAGTCATCTGGCAAAGGTGGTATTGTTGGAAAGATATTTAATTTGTTTAATGGTAGCGGTAATCTTGCAAAAGAAGGCGAAGAGATCGGTGCAAAATCGGGAATATTAAGCAAGCTTATGGGCTTTGGTGGCAAAGCAATGTCTAAAATGACAAGTATGCTTGGTGGTGGTAAAGGATTAATGGCGGGTGTAGGAATGTCAATGGGTGCTGGTATTATCAATACAGCAATTCAGCCATTGCTTAAAAAGATTCCAGGCGGGTCAATACTTTCTGAATCAGCTAATTTTGCTGCAACTGGAGCAATGTTTGGTCCATGGGGTGCAGCAGCAGGTGCTGCGTTAGGATTAGCTGCTGGTGGAATAGGAAAGCTTATTGGATTAATGCATCAGCATGCAGCGGTATCTAAAGCAACATTTAGCCCATCAGCATCAGCTGCACAATATTTTGGTACCGCAGTTGAAAATGCTTCAACTCCAATGGATACTTTAACAGATAAAGTTAAAGCACTTGGTCCACAACTTAGTATTATTGATGCTCAAGCACAATCATTTGCTAAATCTATTTCTGAACTTCCAAAAGATAACGCTATGTCAGTCATCTATGATAAGATGAAAAACACAAATGGTGCGGACGCAGCAAAGCTTGCTAAATCATTTGCAGATACACAAATGGCAATTAATGGAATGAATCAAAAGCAAGCACAACAAATGATTGATCTTTATCTTGAATCAACTGGGCACAAAGATATGGTTGGAAAAGTTAAGGCTGCAACAAATGCTTCTGATTCTACCGCAGAGTATTTGAAGGCTGGCGGGAGAGGTTCTGCTCAACAAACTAAAGAAGCAAAAACTTACGGCGACTTAGGAAAAACAGCAAAATCTGCAGCAGATAAACTATTAACAGTTGCTAACCAAGCACTTAACACAAAGAGTTTTGATGAATATAAGCAAAAACTTGATGGTATTAAGGGTGGACTATACGATACCACTGAAGGTGCACACATGTATGCACTTGCACTAGAAAACAGTTCTAAGAAGCAAGGAGATGCAGCCGATAAGTTGTCTCAAAGTGTAGCAACACTTGGTAAAATGGGATTAACATTAGGTCAAATTATTGCGCTTGAAAAAGATCCTAATGGAAGCGCAATGACAGACAAGTTAATTAAAGATCAAAAAGCTGGAAATCTTAAAGCAGTTGCAGCAGACCTGGGCCTTATTAATGCTGCAGTATCAAAAGATCTTGCAGCACAACAAAAAGCAGCAGCAGATAAAGCAGCAGCAGCTGCAGCAGCGGGTAGTGGCGGAACAGGCAGTACTGCAATATTTAAGGGAACAGCAGAAGAACTTAAAGCTAAAGATCTTCTTACAAAGAAAGATAAAGATGAAAAATCTATTCTTAAGTCTTTGCAAGATCAATTAAAGTTACAACAAAAAATTACTGCAGAACAAAAAGCTCAAATGCAATACCAAATGGATCAACAAAATCTTAATAACCAAATGAAAGATGCGTTGATTACAGGTGACTACTTGGGAGCAGCTGGATTTAAGCAGCAAATGAATATGTCTACTGTTGATTATATTGGTAGCCAAAAAGAAGCTGGAATGCAAGATAACATTGATAAAGTTCAAGCTCAATCAGATACTTTTGCTCAAGCTCTTGCAGATTTAAATGATGCTATTGCAAACGGCGTAACTGTTCTTGATAAAAATATTAAGAACATTTCAAATATGTCTGTGTTTAAGCCATCTGTAAGTGGTTCAGGATCCAGTAGTTCTCCTGTTATAAATAATCACATTACAGTTACTGCGGGAGCAGGAGCAGACCATAAGACAATAGGCCATGTAGTGGCAACAGCAGCACATACTGGCACAGCCTCAGCATTAGCTAAGAATAATAAAACAAACAAAGTAGTTGTTGGTGGAGGTAGTTCACACTCATGACGTATTCAATCCCGCAGGGAGTTCAAGTATCTTTAGACGGAACAACATGGTATAAGTTGTCTGACCATAATCGTCAGCCTTTGGGTTTGACGTACACACTTATAGAACAAACTGATAGAATGGCAAATGGAACACTTCGCAAATATATTGTTGCTAAAAAGTTTGTTATTAAAATTGAATGGAAAGATTTTCCAACATTGGATTCAAACGTAGTAGATTATAATACAGGTGGCCAAGGCGCAGCTTGGATGAAAGCATTTTATGAAGGTAATTCTTTTAATCCTATTTATGTAAAACTTATGTATGCCCTTGAGGGATCAACACAAAATGGCCTGCCTACTGGGTCATACTTAGATTCTGCAAATACAACTGGTGATATCAAATCTGCTTATATGACTACATTTACATATGATGTCACAAAAAGAAGAGCGGGATACGATTACGTAAATCTAACTATAGAATTTACGGAGATCTAATGCTAACCAATGTTGATCCAGCAATTTTTACAACATCCAATGCAGTTGAATTACAACCAGTAGTTTCTGCCGAATGGAATCAAAATTTATTTAATCCTCCTTACCTAACTACCGCAGGGCTGGGAATATCTGAAACAGTTACATATAGCAGCGGTGGGACAGTAACACCAATTGGCCCAGATACTACTTTGCCTGGATTTAGCACATATTCTTTTAAAGTAAGTAATGGATCAGCATACGTAGATTACTATGTTACTACTGCAAATTCATCACCCGCATATAAAATTGTTTTTTGGGTTAAAACAGATAATCCAATACCATTAATTATTAGTGCATATGGCACAGGTACAAGCACTCAGTATGGTTCTTCATCAACAGAAGCAAACTCTTTTGGATGGACAAAAGTTACAACAATAGTTGGGTCCTCAGGGTCTTCTGATGGCATAAACTCATTTAATTTTGTAATCAATGCAAGCAATTTGGACTCAGATACAACACAAACTAATGTATTATTTACAAAGCCAGAAGTTTATCAAACTACTTATTTAGATTATCAATATGGTTCATTGTGGCCAACAGATGCCCCATTTACATACTTTAGACCAGGTGACTCATATGTTACTACGGGAAATGCAAACTGCACCCTGCCGTCTGGGTATAGATCTGTTTCAACACAACTTGTATCAAATCAAGCTTCCCCAACATACTTCCCTATTAGCCCAATTGTTCAATCTCCAGGTTTTACAATGGCTGCAGCACCAGTTCCTTTTTACAAAAATGCTTTGCCAAATGACATGTCTTCTTATAAATATTTTGTTTCAGATACTTCTTCAAGAAGTATTTCCTCTATTTATAATCAATCAATTAATGCTAATAAAATTGTTATTAAATTTAATGCAATTATGACTGTTCCAACAATTAACTTGTTTATTGATGGTACTCAAATATCTGTAGACGGAAGCACTTCAATATCAACAGATTCAAAAGGGTTGATAGTTTTGTACTGGACTGGCTCAACTTGGACAAAAACTAAGTGGTCAACAATGCCACAATTTAATTCTTCTGGGTCATTAACAACTTATACTTCGTTTAGAAAGATTGCAATAACTCAGATTAGCCAAACAATTAATTCTGCGTTTTTGGGATATACAAATAGCACATTTACATCAGATATAACAAGAATGCAATTAATTGAAATGTCTCCAAGATTAGAAATTGATTTAACAAACTTTACAAAAGATGTAACAATTAATAAATCTCTTGATTCTAAAAACAATTTTGTTCCAATTTCTTCTATTAATGCTGATGATGCTGAGATTACGCTTTCAGCAATCCCAGTGGCATTAAACAATGGTTTTGTTCCAGTATTTTCAAGTCAAAGTAATTTATCTACAAACATACTGGCAAACATGCTTAGAAAAAATATTAAGTTTTATCTTGGCTGGACTTTAAAATCATATTTTAATAGCAGTACAGGATCATTTACTCAACCAAATGGCAACACTGGAACCTACATACCAGCTGGTGTTTTTTACTCAGATGCCTGGGATGAAACAGATATTAAAGATGTTAAAATTACCGCTTATGATATTACAAGATATCTTCAAACTTTACCATCTCCAGATTATGTTGCTAACTTAAAGCCAGTATCGGATGTAATTTCAAACATTTTAGATTTGGCGGGATTTACAGATTATGATTACGATTCATTATACGCAGTATCTAACGATAAAACAATGCCTTTGGACCTAGCCTACTATTATGTAAATAGTAAAGACACTACGCTTATAGATGCTTTATCCCAAATATTCTTGGCCTATCAAATTGGTGCATTTATTGACGAATATGGAATTATGAGGTTTAAGAGTTTGTCAGGAATACTGTCATCTGCCAATTCTTCTCTCACGATATCTGATTCAAGCATTGTCACGGAAGGCTATTCAATAACCAATAAAGCAAAGCCAGGAAAACTTTCTTTAAGATATCAACCTCCTAAAATTAAACAATCCCTAGCCTTACAAAATGCTACAGATCCAACAATTAAAAATGATCCATCATTTGTTTATACAACATCAAATGACGTTGTATGGCAACAATCAAGCCTGGATTCAGTTGGATTTAACTATTTGTATTCTTCAATGAGTGCAAACGATAATAAATATACAATTAATAAAAATGATTTACTTGATGTATTTCACAGCTTTTCTTTAAATAATAATGGGTATGCTGTTATTGAAAATGAAATAGTTTCTTTTGCATACAAACAATATACAATTAGCAATCTTGACGGTTCAAGCCCAATGACTATATCTGTTAAAAATGATCTTGAACTTTCTTCTTATATCAATCAATATATTAAAAAATATGCTACAGGACTTGTAATTTCATCCAATGTTGATTCAACAGGTTCAGCAACAACTAAATCAGACTATAACGTTTTGGTCTCACCGTCGGGTGTAGACAATAATTCACAATCAATTACAAATGTGCAAAGAGGTTTATTTGGAACGGTACCTTCTGCACATACTGTTTTTTCAAGCGGACAATCAATTTCTGCAAAAAATTTGCTTGAGGGTACATTTAACTCGTCTTATTCCCTAGGATCTGGGACCAACACTTCTTGGTACAATACAAAAACAAATTATCCAAGTCTCCCAGGAGTTAATAAAATAGCAGTACAAGCTGCAGCAAATACTAAAACTTTAGTATATCCATCAAGCACGGATCAAGGTTATCATACATATTCTGCTAAGTTTGATTTAACAAATCAACAAACATCTGCAAGTGGAATATTCTTCAACCAAACAGGATCAAATGGTTCGGGTGCTTATTTTGTAGAGCTTATTAAATTTAATACAGCAACTTCTGGAACTGCTTCATACAGGTATGTTATTGCTGTCTATTCAGTTTCGGGCTCTACAGCCACTGTCATAACTTGGGCAGATGTAACTGGGCATGCAAATTATATTATTGCTAACTTTGAGCAGGTTTTAACAAAAGTAACAGGTTCAGGGGCAAACTCAAATTATACATATGTTGCATCTTCTGATCAAACATTTAATCTTAAAGTTGCACATTATTATTCAGATGGAACAGATCAAACATTTTCAGCGGGAGAGCAAGTCGGAGAAATTATTGAAATATTTTTAAACAATATTGAAATTACTGGCTGGCAAATACCTGATGCAAGAACTGTTGATTCAACAGGATACGGCGTTTCTGGTTGGACGGCAAAGCCAAAGAATACAGTAACTGGATTAAGACAAAAAAATATGTTGACAACTGGTGGGTCAGCTCTTGATTTTACTGGCACAAATTTTGGTTTTTATACTTCAACAAAACCAGTAACAATATCAGGAATTACTTATCCAAATACAGTAAGCTCTACTGTTACTCCAGCTCACCTTCAAGAAATTTATGCTTGTCAAAAACCTTTTAAGGAAAGAAGCGTAAGTTATTATTTTCAAGATAGAGAATTTTTAAATGGTCTTATTCAAGGAAATAATTTGTTTTCAAAATATAAAAGCTATATGATGCAAACAACACCTCAAATTGTTGGTATTAATACTTATGATGTTCAATATACAAATCCAGCTGCGGTTTCTGTTGATATTCTTCCAATTTCATATTTGTGGTATTATTTTCCAGGAACTACTCCTACGGATCAACAATACTATCAACAACAAACTGTTGACGAGTATTCTTTGGCGTACTCAACCCCAATCAATACTGGGTTTAGAGCAAAAATGGCTATTGTAAATAACTCAAACCACATGGTATATTTAAGTAAGCAATCAGATAACTTAAATCAGTTTACAGTAAACTTAAATTTGTGGACTCATGAAATTATTGCTCCATCAGATCCCAAAGTTATTGAAAAAATTGTTGATCCAGTAAATGCCACAGAGGTAGCACAGGTAGATTCTCAATGGATTCAATCAGAACAGTCTGCAAACAGATTAATGACAGTTATTGAAAAAGGTTTTGACGGGTTTTCAAAAGACACACAGTTAATTATTTTTGGTAACCCAATGATCCAAGTTGGAGATGTAATAACGGTTAATTATACATTGTCTGCATTAAATCAGCAAAAGTATACAGTTCACTCTGTTTCCCATGTGTTTAACCAAGGCCTTAAAACTACGCTGGTATTAAATCAGATTGACAAGGGACTATCTTACTAAAATGGCTCAAAAATGGTATAATCTATGTATAAATAAAAAAGGTGGAAAATAATGGCATACGTTAAAATATCAGATCCAAACATCATTGATTTGGCTGCCTGGCACCAGGTTATCAATGTTGTAAACCAACACAGTGACAGTATTAATAATCTAACCAATAATTTTGGAACATCTAGCGTTGTTGATTGGACCACCTCTCCACTCACACACCAGTATGATCCAGGTTCACAAGCAATCGTATTTGGTAAAGCTTCCAGCTATGCTCCAGACAATTCTGGTACTCCTCACGTATATTATGGAAATGTAACATTTGCAGATGCTCAAACAGGAACAAATTCTTTTTCTGCAGCACCTGTTGTTACAGCAACAATATGGACAGGTAATTCATCAACAGTATCAACAACGCTTGACGATTTAATTATTAACGTATACAATGTAACCTCAACTGGCTTTGCTTATAGGCTTTATAGAACGGGAACAACTAAAACAGTTACTGGAACCGTTTTTATTAATTGGATTGCAATCGGTCCAAGATAGCAGGGGAGGGTCATGCAGAGTAAATATAACTCACCCAATAGCGTCTCTAAAAGACAAACAGTCTTTATAGACGTTAATGACCCACGTCTAAAAAATGGTAATTATGCACAAACAATGGCTCGTCAAGGAGCTGAAGTTGTTATTGTTGATTTAAAAGCACAAAATGCTCGTGCGATTTCACTTGATTCTCAAGTTGCCCTCAAAGCACCAGATACAAATTCTAGTAATGCAGATACTAGTGGATTATTAAACTTTTATCAAGCAGCAAATATTCTTAAAGCTGCAAATACAGTAACTCCACCAAACCCAATTGTTTGGGACACTGTAAATACAGAATGGGTGGGTTCAACCCTTCATCTAGCATGGACTTGGGATTCTACAGATCCAGTAAATGCTTATGCACAATTTGTTGTTCTTACATTTTCTAATGGCGTGTTAACTAAATCTATTACTGTTTCTTCATCTCAGATTTTTTATGATCTTACACTTGCTGAAAATAGAATTTTATTTGGATTACCAATAACTTCAGGATTAACAGTTACGGCAGTTGTACAAGATGCCTTTGGAAATGACAGTACACAACCAACAGTTCCATTTGTTTTGCCACAGTATATGATGGATTTGCCAACACCAGTAATTACTGTTACTTCGGTAAAAAATGGATATTCTGTTGCATATACAACTCCAACTCAATCTGATTTTAATGAAATTGAAATTCAAGAAGTTGTTTCATCAGCTGCATCAGATCCAGGAACGGGGTACGCAGACGTCTACACTGGGATTATTAATCCAGCAATTGTCATTACTCCAGACACGCAGACTCGCTGGGTTAGAGCAAGATTTACAGATAGCACAGGCAGCTATACAGGATATTCAACAGCCTATAGAATTACACCAACATCCCCAGTTGCAGTAAATTATATTCCTCCAAGTGAAGTAACAATTACATCTGCAACATGGGCAGGAAATAATGTTGTTATTAATTATACACTTCCGTCAACAAATGCGGGAGTTAGATTTATTGTTACATTAACTGCACCAAACAATTTAAATGGTTATTTTTATGTTTATCCCGACGGCACTTCAAGTTTAACTCAAACAGCTACAATTACAGATACCCAACTATTCAGTCAATTTGCCACCTACTATAGTTCATTTACTGGTCTATTTCAAAGTGCTTCTGGTGTAGATGCAAGATCAAACGGTGTTGCTTTTACAGTAGCATCAAGGACAAATCCACTTGCATCAATTACTCCAAATCCAACAGTTTCAGCTATTATTGATGGGTATAGCGTTTCTGTATCTAACGAAATTACTCAAGTACAACATGTTGAAGTTTATGAATATTTTGTTGATCCAACAGCAATGTTAAATGCTATGGGAACTTTGATGGATTTTATGGATGCAGATTTTGTTTCAGATCCAACAATAGGTAAAGTAGGAACAAATTCTATCGTAGCTACTAACTTTTTAGACCAAGATAACATGGGCCAAAATCCAGACATGTGTTATGGAATGGCAATTACGGGACATGGAATACCTCCATTAACATATGTCACATCAATTACTGATGGTCCAGGGGCTAACAATTATACAATACATTTAAGCAATAGTTTAACTGATCAAGCAGTAGGTAATTATCACATGCAAGCACTTGTAGCAAGTGGTAATGCCCCACTAACAAGGTTTACAACAAATTATGTTAAAGTTTGGACTGTAACAGTTTATTATGATGAGTTTAACAATAACTCTTTATTTTCAAATCCAATTACAGTAACTCCAACTAACCCAACAACATCATTAATTAATTCATCAATTCAAATATCAAATACAGGCTCCATCTATCTAGGATCATCAAATACTTCTGTCCCAAATGTTATTTTGGGAACAACATCAGGTGAAGCGGGACTTTTTGTTTGGGGTCCAAATGACGGTACTAGCACAACATCGGGTACACCATCAACACAAATTATAGGAGCAGCAGGTGCTCCATATACATTTGTAACAACAAATGCTCATATTGGTGATTGGTCTATAACTTCAAGTCACATACAGAATGATTTATCTGGTGGATCTTACTCTGCTGGGTACACAGGGTTATCTGGCTCAAATTCAAAGTATGCATTTTGGGCGGGTGCAATAAGTTCAGACAACTCAGACGGTAGTGCTAAATTTAGCGTATCTCCATCAGGCTCTGTTATTGCAAGAAATATGCAAATTGCAGGCGGCAGCTTAGATATTGGTTCAAACTCATATACTTATACAGGAACAGGCACGACTGCTTCTACAACATTAAATGTTTCAAGTACAACCAATTTAACGGCAGGAATGTATGTAGTAGGAACAGGAATTGCAAGCGGAACAACAATAGTAAGTGTAGGAACTGGAAATGTTGTATTATCCGCAACTCCCGTATCAAACATTACAAATATTTCTTTAAACTTTATTTCTCAAAATGGTGCACATATTACTGCGGGTGGATCTTTATATGCAACCTCTGCAAATATATCTGGAACAATTACTGCAACAGGCGGTTCGTTTAGCGGAAATATAAAGATGGCTTCTGGGGTATCTGGAGGAGCTTCAATCTATTCTGGAACATTAAATGTTTCTGGAAACCTAACATCAGCAGGATATATTCTTAATTCATCAGGTATTACATTTAATAATGGTACAACTAATATAACAACCATTGATGGATCAACAGGAACACTTACAACAGCAAGTGCAAATATCGGTGGGTGGACTATTGACTCATCTACAATTCATAAAACTGTGTCAACTGGCACCATAACCCTAGATAGTGCAAACTCTTTATTTACAGCAAAAAATGCTGCAGGAACATACTATTCTTCGCTTTCAGTCCCCCTTGTTGGTTCAGATAGTAATACATATGTCATGTGGGCGGGTGCAAGTGCAAACACCTCAGCAGCTGTACCAAGTGCTAATTTTAGAGTTGGTGTAGATGGAACACTTTATGCAACAGGTGCAATATTTAATGGAACAGCATTATCAACTTCTTTAACTGGAATTTCAACAACAGCTTCAAATGCAGCATCGGCAGCCAGTACCGCACAAAAAACAGCTTCAGATGCAGCAAATGCAGCAACTAATGCAGCAAACACAGCAGCTGGGAAAATTACAATCGGTGGAGCAGCTGCAGATATTACATCCAACAATACAACAATTACTGGCGGTAATATTAGCGCGGGTACAATTAAATCAACAACATATACGGCACCAGCAACAGGAAGTATTTATTCTCAGGCAGGCATGTCAATAGTTCTTGATGGCAAAGGATCTATTATATCTCCAAACTTTGTCTTAGATTCTAGCGGAAATGTTTATGTAACAGGAACAATTGCTGCAGGATCAACAATATCTGGAGCATCATTTTATGTAGATGGTTACAATTATTGGAATTATAATAATGGCTCTCCAGGCGGTAAAAATTTTAATGCAGGAACTTCAACTACATCGTTAAATGTTGATGGAACAAATGGCTCTATAACCTTGCAAACACCAGAACCAGGAACTGGATTTTATATTGGTTCCGATGGATACGCACACTCACAAGCTGGCGTGGGACAAATTAGACTTGATTCAAATGGAATGCACATTCATGGACTTTCTTATTACGGAGATGATGTTCGTGTTCAAACTTATATGTCTACGGGATCTTATACAAATGCTGTAGGGACACTAGTTTACGGAGCACCATTTACAAGAGTTATGGTGTATGCACCAAATAGTTCAGGTGCTACTGATGGACCAGACACCACAAGTATTACTGCGGGAGATATGGCAACTGGATTTGCAATTTATTATGGTAAAACATCCACGAATACACCAAATGGTTCTACTGGTTTAATAGGCGATTTGTTTATAGAGGTATAAATGGGCGCATATATTAAAACATCAACAAGTGCCTGGTCATCTGCAAAAAGAATGTATGTTAAAACATCAACAACTGCATGGACATCAATTAAATCTGCTTATGTTAAAACATCAACCACGACATGGCAAAAATGGTTTTCAAGCACAATAGATACCCCAGTTAACACGGTATTGCCTTCAATTACAGCTCCAACATATGCCAATACAAATATCCCTGGAAATCAAGCATTACTTGGATCCACACTGACTAGTTCAAAAGGAACCTGGACTGAGCCATACGGAACGGGAACAAATAGCTACGCATACTCTTGGTTGTCTAATGGAACATCAACGGGGTCCACTGGAACAACATTTTCAACAACTGGATATGATGGTCAAAATATAACTTTTTCAGTAACAGCAACTGATACATCGGGAACAACAACGGCCAATTCAACCGCCATAGAAGTTACAAAAAATATGCCAGTAAATATTTCATCATCAATAAGCTTAAATACTGGAGGATCAACGTCTAGCCCTCACGTTGGTGACATATTAAGTATTAGCTCAAGTTGGAACACGGGAGCAACATATTTACCAGATTCTTATACAGCTACATTTATTACAGCATCAGGCACTTATAATTATAGTTGGGCATATGGCTCGGGTAATCCACAAAATAGTTATACTATTCAAGCATCAGATGTTGGACATCCAATAAGTTGCTATGTAACTGCCTATAATACAGGTGCTCCAACAGTTGGTGTTACAACTGCAACACAAGCAACGGGAAATGTTACAATTTCTGTACCAGTAAATACATCCGCCCCTTACTGGACTGACACTTCAAATAATCCAATTTCAGCACCGTACTATGTCGGCTCAACATATCGTTTGCATTTTGGTACATGGAGCAATAGTCCAACTTATTATGAATATCAAGTTTATCTAAATAATCAAAATGGTCAATCTATTCAGCAAGATGTAAGTGGAAATTATCAATCAAATTATGTAGATATAACATTTAGTTTTGGTACTTCTTATACAATAGGAACATCTATTTACGCAGGAAATTCAGGTGGTTTAGGAAATCCAGCAAGTGCACCATCAATTGGGCCAATTACGTATCAAGCACCTACAGTAAATTCATATCCAACAATAAGCGGTAGCGGACGAGCTGGTACAAATCTTTACTACAACGCAGGATCATATAATCTTGCAAGTAGTGTAAGAACAGATCTTGTGCCAGTTACCAATGTTACAAATTTTTCAGGATTAACTTATGCAGAAAGTACAGCATCAGTTACTTTAACAAGTACAGTAAATACGTCGCCTTTACCAGGAAATGGTTCTTTACAATATACTGTAGTTGTGCCCAGCACTACTGGGATAGTTGCTGGTATTACACAGGTGTCAGGTTCATATATAACATCTGGAAGTTATGTAACAGCTATTAATGGAACTACATTAACTTTAAACCAACACACTGGTTATACAACAAGTGGCGGGCCTTTAAGTGAAGTATTAACATTTACAAATGCATACTATACAATTAATACTAATGACGCAACTTACCCAGCATTTAATTATGCAACTAGAGATACAGTTGTAGGGCTTAATGGAAGCACATATTATTATTGGAGTGGTGCAGATTCTGCTCATGGATATTTAACAACAGGTTCTACTACAGTAACTATTAATAATGGTTCAGGTTCAATACTTTCTTATTTGCCAAGTATGCCAATACCACCAACATATGGAACTCTAACTTCAACAAGTGATGGATTTACAGCTTCTGTAAATAACTCACCAAACCCATCGGGCGGTACCTATTCAGGATCAGCATCGTCTGGCACACTTTCTATCAACTCGTCTACTGGTGCAATTACAGTTACAGGACTTTCTTCAGGTGGAAATTCAACAGTAACTGTTACATATTCAGTATCTGGTTATATTTCTTCAACAATTTATGTAACAGGATCTGCAATAACAGCTCCAGGCGCATTTACATATTATGCTTACGACAGTACAAATACACCTCATTGGCCAAGTGGTGCAGGGATATCAATATCTGGGGCATCTAACAACGTAATGACTATTTCTTGGAATGCTGCAACATATGCAACAGACTATAAAGATCAAGTTTCAGGAGTTTATAATTCATCATTATATGATAGAGCAACAAACCTTAGTGATACTTGGAGTTACTCATCAAGTGGATATGAATCGGGAACTGTTTATGCATATAACACAAGCCAACAAGTAACATTAACTTGGGGGGCATCGTCTAATGCTGTAAGCTATTTTTATGCATATAGCTTAGGAAGCACACTTTACAGTGGAACTACAACATTAACTTCTATAACTTTTTCTGTTCCTGCATCAACATCTGTAACATTAACTGGTGTATCAGCATGGTCTGGACCAAATGCTACTGGTGCTGGAACAGGTGGTACTTTGCAAAACGGTTACAGCTCAACAGTAACTCCATCTGCAAAATCAACATCTGCAACCAGTTCATCGTTTTATTTAACTTATACTGCTCCATCTTATACGGTTACTTTTTCAGACTCGGTTGACTCCGCAGGCGGAAGTACAACAGGTAGCACAGTAACTTTGCCAACACCTTCATCTGTAGCAAATTACACATTTAATGGTTGGTACACTGCGTCTTCTGGGGGAACAAGAGTTGGAGGCGGTGGAGGATCATATTCACCAACAAGCAATATAACATTATATGCTCAATGGACTTATACAGCTCCAAAACCATCTATCACATCAGTATATGCTACAGGTGGCGCAAGTAATCCATTTATTACTTTTTATGCATATGGTACTAATTTAGGATCAATTACTGGAACAATTTATCGTTCATCAACATTGGGTGGAACGTATACTGGTTCTGCATTTACAGCACCAGGAACTCAGGTAGGAACTGGTAACGGTGGAGCAAACTATTACTATTATGCAGTTTTAACCCCATGGACGGGTGCAAGTGGTACTGGAACATCAGGAACTCCAATTACTACGTCAAAAACTAAAGCAAGCTCAGATTCATTTACGCAGGTATATTAAAATGATAAATAGTTTAAGTATAAAAGAAAAAGTAGAAATAATTAATAATAGAATAAATAATATTAAATTATCTATCAATGATGCAAATGATTGTTTAAAAAAAGAACAATCTCAAGAAATACCAGATGAGGGGCGTTTAAACGGATACAACCAGTATTTGCAGGATGCTCAATTAAGAATAATAGCACTAAATAAAGAATTAAGCTTGTTGACTGAAAATCAATAACCTGATATACTATCTAAGGAGGAAAAATGGCCACTGAACTAACACCCGCAGAAAAGATTGAGATTGCACAACAACACATGAGAAATGTGCTATACTCTCAATACAACGTAAGCCTCAGCTTAATTGAAGCTAACGCTTCAGCTAAACCAAATGCTGATACTATTGCTTCGTTAAATGCACAAGATGCAGATATTACTGCACAAATTGCAGCTTTGCAAAAAGAGATAGACGCTCAAACAGCAGCATCAACCTCAGCATCTAACTAATAGAACAGGTAATAAATGGAAAAAGCAGAATTAATGATTACTGCTCTACAACAACGTATTGGTGAACTTACAGCAAGTTATGAACTTCAGCTGGCATCAATTAGAGCAGACTATACACAAGTAACAAAACAATTACAAGACATTCAAGATAAACAGAAGGCAGCAGATGAATATTCTCAAAGTCTTTCAGAAATCACAACCCAAGCAACCGCACAATCATAACCCGCTAGTACCTAGTGGGTTAATTGCTCATACAGAAAAAGGTTATTTTTACATTAAAGGTAAAAAGAAATTTAAATTTGTTTCTGATAGAGCAATGTTGTCATGGAAACTTCCAATTGTTACAACAAAAGAATCTGTAATAACTGGTTTTATTACGGCGGGAACTTTGGGATTTCGTGATGGAAGTTTGGTGCAAGATATCTCTGATGGTAAAATATACTTAATAAGCGATTCAAAACGCAGACATATTACAGATCCAGATGCGTTAGAATGGCTTGATAGTAAAATCATTAAGATTGGACAAAAAGAAATTTTAGTCCATGACGAAGGAGAAAAACTATAACATGTATATTCCTATCAAATCTTGGACAAAGAGAGATAGGAAGATCGGCAAAGAAGGCTATGTTCTAATTAAAGTTCCAGAACATCCAAAAAGTTTTAAAGGCTGGTATTATGAACACCGCCTTATAATTGAAAAAGAAATTGACAGAGTTCTTCAGGACTGGGAAACCGTCCACCACATAAACGAAGTAAAAATAGATAATAAATTAATTAATCTTTTCTTGTGTTCAAGAATTGAGCATAATAAAGCACACGCTGCTTGACAAAATACAACACAATACGCTACACTTAATTAAACCTAAACAAAGGATTATATGACTAATGACATCAAATGGATGATGGTTTCGGATATCCACTTCCCTCGCCATGATCCACGTAAAGTAGAACTATTTATGAATGTTATGAAATGGTTCAAGCCAGATGCAGTAGACCTGCTAGGCGATATTGATGATGCTGATTCAACTTCACGATGGGCTGCAGATTATCCTGCAGAATTTACAATCCCGCTGGGAGATGGTGGCGTTACGGGTACAAGAGATTTTCTTGCAGAAGTTCGTACTGTTGCTGGGTCGGAAGCTGATATTCATTTCCATGACGGTAATCATGGCTGGACAAGACATGGTGATTACCTAGCAAAGAAAGCTCCAGCATTTCTAGAATTCATTACACCAGATTCACTCTATGAATATAAAAAGCATGGCATTAACTGGCATGAATATGATCAGCCACCTGTTAAGCGTTTTGGGGATATGTATGGTCACCACGGCGAGTCCATTTCAAAGCACTCTGGAGAATCTGTGCGTAATGATGTCAACAACTGGGGTGTTTCCCTAGTGCGTGGACATTCTCACCGCATGGGTGCCTATTATCAAACATACAATATTACGGGGCAAGAGCTTCGTGGATATGAGATTGGGCATCTTTGCGACGAGGATAAGATGGATTATTCCATCCAAAAGAATTGGCAGGCAGGATTTGCAGTGGCACACGTTGTTAATGATTATCCACATATGCAGCTAATTCAAATAACACGGGATTATACCTGTGTCGTAGACGGTAAAATTTTTACCGCATAACATAAAGGAGAAAACGTGGCTAAGTTCACACAATCAGAACGTGCTCTTGTTGAGCACTATGTATATGCAACTGCAGCTTCTGCAGTGGCTATCTGGCAAACTGGAAATCACAGCATCAAGCACGTAGCTTGGTCAGCTTTGATTGGTACAGTAGGTCCACTTTTTGCAAAGTTCAACCCTAAGGGTGTTGTAAATGATCTTGCAAAGAAGGAGCATCTTGATGCAGTAACAACTGCAGCACTGACATCTGTAGCTACAACTGCAGTTGCAGATGCACAAAAGGCGGTAGCAAAGGCTGCTGTTGACGCAACAACCACTTCAGCAACTACTAAGTAGCAGGCAAGATAAAACTTAATAATGCTTAATTGTAAAAAATGCAAAGGAAGAGTATTCGTTGATCGGATATATGCTCAAAATTTAAGAGTAGAACTCTTTTGCGTTATGTGCGGAAAAAGATGGATGATTAAGAAAGACAATAGGTTCGCAGCATGGGTGGCAAAGCTAGAGGAAACACTACAACACGCTTACGGTATTTCTATCTAAACGGTTTACTGCATAAAGTTTTGCGTCGCTCAAGAGCTGAAAATCTTCTTGTCGCATGGAATTATCTAGAGGAAAAGCGTGTTGCTTATAATTTAACAGATGTTAATAAAAATAAACAACACGCTTATCCAATATCAGAAGTTGTCAAACTTATAGGAAAACACGAAGATACTATAAAATGGCACCTTTATAGAGGCAACCTTAAATTTCCGCAACAAAGTTATTCTTTAAATGGAAATAAAACTCCAGGAAAATATTACTGGAGTGAAGATGATGTTCGTCACATGCACGATTTTTTTAAGACAGTTCATAGAGGTAGACCACGAAAAGATGGTATGATTACTCCAGGAGATATGCCAAGTAGAGCGGAACTGGAAGCCATGATTAATCAAGAAAACATTTTGTATATTAAAAATAACGACGGGGAATTTGTCCCAGTTTGGAAACAACCTGAATGGTAAATAAGTCTGATAAAGATGCTAAACACGTATTGCATCAAGCACTAAAAGTGTTAGAATTCACAATGGAGTTAGCACAGGAAAAGGGCGATATTGATGCTATGATTGGTATCTCGGATAGACTGATGATGCTTTATCAACACCTATCAGAAGGCAATATTAAAAAGTTTAAGCCAGGCTTTGCACTAATTGAAAGGGAAGAAAAGAAAGATGACGACGAAGACTAACGTTAAGGTTGAATTATCTTTTACTCGTAACCTAGGAAACTTTGAGAGTATTAAAATAAATATTGGTATTGAAGATTTTCAAAGAGATGGTGAAAATATTGACGAAGCCACAAATAGAGTGTATAATTTTGTAGAGCATAAGTTAATGGAAAAAGTTAACGAAATTGAAGAAGAGTTAAAGTCTAACAAAGGTAAAAAATGACAAAAGATGAAGCAAAGCTGGCCTACGGTCTAGTTTCTCTTTATTGTGTTTTATTTAAAGAAACTTATAAAAAAACACCAGTTGTAAACAAATACCGTGAAAAATGGGCAATGCAAGATGTAATTGACAGCGTTGGCTACGACAGGGCTAAAGTACTCTTAGAGTATTATTTTAAGATCACTAAGTCTGGTCATCCACTGCAATGGTTTTTTTATAATTTTGAAAAATTAGATTTAACATTACAGCAAGCAGAAGAAGATAAATCTCGTCGGGAATTAATAAGAAATAAAACCAAGTCTATGGTTCAAGAAAGGGACAATGAACACTGAGTCCGCCGTCATTACAGCAGTTTGTAACAATAAAGATATTGCAACGGTACTTGCTGAAAATATTGATGAAGTTTTTACATCTCACAGGGATGTGTGGGAAGGCTTAAAGTCTTATTATTTAAAGTTTAAAGCAGTGCCAGATGTTTCAGTTCTTATTGAAAAGTTTAAAGATTTTGAACCAACATCTACAAAAGGTGAAACTGCATACTATCTTGATCAACTTAAGAACGAATATCTTGCAAGTAAACTACGCAACCTTTTACTGACCTCTGGAGCCAGTTTAAAAACAGAAGCATCTTCTCGTGTTATCTTGCAAATGCAATCCGAGTTGAACTCCTTAGGAAAACTTACATCCGCAGTTAGAGATGTTGATTTAACAGACTTTAAGTTAGCAGAAAAGCACTTTGAAGCAGTTAAGAATCGTTCTGATGCAATGGGCGGTGCCCCAGGAATTACTACTGGTTTTAAAGCTATTGACTATGCTTATCCCACAGGAATGGCTCCAGGACACCTTATTGTTATGATTGGTTGGCCAGGTAGGGGTAAGACATGGTTCTCCTCTTATTTGGCTTGTAAAGCGTGGGAACAGGGCTTTAAGCCTATGATCATATCCCTTGAGATGACTCCAGAAAATATGCGTGACCGTATCTATACAATGATGGGTTCAGGCTTGTTTAAAGCTTCAGATTTTTCAAGAGGTAATGTTGACATAGATGTATTTGATGACTGGGGTTCAAAAAAGTTTGCTAACAAGAATCAATTTATTCTTGTTTCAAATGAAGGAACAGGTCAAGTCACACCAAACACAGTACAAGCAAAAATTGATCAACATAAGCCCGACCTTGTAATCCTTGATTATCATCAACTATTTAATGATTCATCAGGAGCTAAATCAGAAGTAGAACGTAACCGTAATATTTCTCGTGACTTTAAATTGCTTGCAGTAAGAAATAATATTCCAATCATTGATATTACTGCTGCAACAATGGATGATGTTTCTGATCAAGATGCCCCACCTTTGTTGTCTCAGGTTGCTTGGTCAAAAGCAATTGAATATGATGCTGATATGGCTATTGCAGTTCATAAGAGCCCAGATTCAAATGTGATGGAGATTGTAAGCAGAAAAAATCGTCACGGTACGGAGTTCGGATTCTATCTTGATTGGGATCTTAATAGAGGTGTATTAACTGAGTTGTACGATAAAGGCATAGCTTAGTTTATGTAATCAATCTTTAACTTGATATAATTGTCAAGGAGAGATTGGCAGATATGTACCCACGGAAAATACATGATTTTTGGATAAGCGGAACCATTAAAGATGATTCTAAATTTCAGAGTTCAAGAGAAAATTATGAAAGGCTTTTGGTCCAGCAGATGCGGGACAAAGGTTATGTTCCTGTTCTTGACATGCAGCCACAGTTTAATGTAAAATATAATGAAGAGAAAGATCACTACACTTTTAATCTTGTAATGTATGGAATTTACTTAGGTAAATCAAAAGCATTAAAGTACGAAGGGTTTTCTGGTCAAAGTTTAATACCTAGCAGATAAGGAAAAAATGTTTACACCACAAAAACCTCTAAAAGGAATTAGAGACGTTTTTCAATTTTCAAATGATAGCGCAAAAGCAAAGGCAATTTTTTCAGTAGCACAAGAAGTTCTTCGTGAGTCTTCAGCGTTAAGTTCTTCGGACAGAGAGCTTATTGCAGCATTTACATCATCACTTAATAAATGTAAGTTTTGTACAGGTTCACATATTGTTTTTGCTATTGAGCAAGGAGCAGGTCAAGAAGAAATTAAACGTGTAACATCTGGTGATTATGAAAACCACCGAATGGCAACAATTTTTAATTATTTAAAAACACTAACACTTAATCCATCGGGCCTACAAAGTTGGCAGTATGATAATGTTATTAAGGCGGGATTTACAGAAGAAGAACTTCATGACGCAATATTGGTATGTGCTGCATTTAACATGTATAACCGTATTGTTGAAGGACATTTTGTAACAGAAAATTCAGAAACATGGGAAGAAGCAAGCCATATGATTTCTAAAATTGGATACGATGCTAGGTACATTTAAAAAATATTTAAAAAAGGATAAAAATGTTAGATGCATACACTAAAGCGGATCTCCGCTCTATTTTGCAATCCTGTGGCATTGAAATAATTTCTCAAACTGGCTCAGATTTTCTTTGCTTATGTCCATTTCATCACAATACAGACTCGCCAGCATTTGCTGTTAGTTATTCAAAAGGTCTTTATATTTGCTATAACCAAAATTGTAACTCTTCTGGAACTATTTTAGACTTAGTAAAATTATTAACAAATCGCAATGATTTTGAAGCACTTAGGTTTATATCTGCAAGCAAGCTATCTCAAGCAGAAATGCTAGAAGAAGAGCTAAAAGAACTTTTAGATGATAAGCCAGAATTTGTAGAATTCCCACAATCTGTTCAAAATAAGTTGCACGAAAATCTTGTAGTGCATGATATCAATGCATCTCAAGCCTACTTTGAAATGCGAAAGATTTATAAGGATGCACAAGAACATTTTGGATTAGGATATTCTGCTGAGCAAAAAATGGTAACAGTGCCATTGCATTCACCTGATGGTATATTGGTTGGAGTAATTGGTAGATCAATAGAAGGCAAATCTTTTAAGAATAGCCCTAATCTGCCACGCAATAAGACCATGTTTAATCTACATAGAGCAAAGCGACAAGGTGGAACTATTATAGTCGTAGAGTCTAGTTTTGATGCTATTCGTTTATGGCAGGCGGGATTTCCAAATGCTGTAGCCACATTAGGTGGAAGCATATCAGATATTAACATTCAGAACTTAAATAGATATGCATCAACAATTATATTAATGACTGATAATGATGCAGCAGGCAGATCGCTTGGTAATACAATCGCTACTAAATTAAAGAATAAAAATATATTGTGGGCTAAGTATGATTATAATACTATTTATCCACATTCAGCAAAAGATGTGGGTGATCTCACAGATCAAGAAATAAAACAGTGTATAAAAAATGCAATTCCGCACTTTGAGTACGCTAATATATGATATAATAAATGAAAAGGGCATAATATAGCCCACTTACACAAGGAGATATACTATGGGAATCGTTAAAGGCCTCAGTGCACTTAACCAGCAAATGGAAACAAAGTCATCACACACGGGTGACTCGCAAAAGGGAAGATGGCTATCAGTTAAAGATGGTCAATCAGTAAAAATTCGTTTCATGCAAGAGCTAGATGCAGACTCAAAGAATTATATTGAAAAGGCTGGACTAGCATTTATTGCAGTTGAACATACAAATCCAAAAGATTATAAGCGCAAGGCACTTTGTACAATTGAAGACCAAGGTCGTTGCTTCGGATGTGAACAACATCGTCGTGACCCAAAGGCTGGTTGGAAGGGTCGCTCACGCTTTTATGCAAACGTTCTTGTTGACGATGGTCAAGAAGATCCATATGTTGCAATCTTTTCGCAGGGTGCTGGACCAAAGTCTGCAACACCTGAAATTATTAACTACGCAGGAGAAACAGGTAGTATCTCTAACCTTACTTGGAAGCTAAAGCGCACGGGTACTGCAACAGATACAAACTATTCAATTATTCCTCTGCCAACTGCTGATGTTGCTTCAATTGATTTGGATAAGTACGAATTGTTTGATCTTGAAAAGTCTGCAGTTCGTGATGTACCTTACAATGAGCAAGAAGCATTTTATCTTGGTATTACGTCCGATTCTGGAGATGAACCAGCTTCATCAACTTCTTCTGCAGTAGAATGGTAAAATAAAAAATAATGAAGTTTACCCACCTTCACGTCCATAGTCACTATTCACTAATGGATGGATTAAACACACCTTATGAATTACTTGAGGCTGCAAAAAAGGCTGGGCAAACGGCATTGGCTATTACAGATCACGGTACGCTGTCATCTCATAGAGATATGCAGATTGCTGCAAAAGAATTAGGTTTAAAACCAATTTTAGGACTTGAAGCGTATATTTCTGCAACTGATAGATTTGATAAGCGTGCCGTATCTAAGCGTGAAGATAACACCTCTTTATACAACCACATTATTCTTCTTGCAAAAAATGATACAGGATTAAAAAATCTGCAAAAACTTTCACAGATTGCGTGGACTGAAGGTTATTACCATAAGCCACGAATTGACATGGAAGTATTGTTTGAGAATAAAGAAGGTATAATTGTAGTATCTGGATGTATGAATGGTCTTATTTCAAAAGCTATTGAACGTGGCGAACATGAAAAAGCTGAAGAACTTGTTAATGAATTTCAACAACAATTTGGAAATGATTTCTATATAGAAGTACAGGCTCATAATCCTTCAGATTTAAACAATAATCTGCTGAACTTGGCGGATAAATTTGGGGTGAAGCCAGTTGCTACAGGAGACTGTCATTTTGCAAAGAAAGAGGAGAGGGATCTGGAAGAACTACTCCTCATCCTCTCAACAAAGCCATCAGAAAACAAAGAAGCAGATTATGCAAGCAGTCGCAAATTCAGTAGTATTATTGATCGCTTTGATTATATTTATCCCAACCGCCCTATCAGTTTCGCTGACATTAACGTTTATATTCAATCCTATGATGAGATTCGCATGGACTTTGAAAAAGCGGGAATCACTAGAAAAGACATCTACGAGTCATCAATAGAAATATCTAATAAAGTTGAGGCATATGATTTTCACGAAAACCTTGACTTGTTACCAGTTCCTAAAAAGAACGCATTAAAAACATTGCAGGAAATGTGTGAGAAGTCTCTAGTAGATATGGGGTTAGAAAATGAGGCTTACAAATCAAGGCTTGAAGAAGAACTTAAAGTCATCAAAGATAAAAATTTTGCTAGTTATTTTCTCGTTGTTAGTGATATGGTTAATTGGGCGAAACAGAATGAAATTCTTGTTGGACCAGGACGTGGGTCAGCAGCGGGGTCGTTAGTATGTTATTTGTTGGGTATTACAGATGTAGACCCAATTAAATTTGACTTATTGTTCTTTAGATTTATTAATCCAGAGCGTAACGACTTTCCAGATATTGATACAGATTTTATGGATCGTCGTCGTGGTGAAGTTAAAGATTATCTTAAAAAGAAATTTAAGCATGTAGCATCTATCTCTACTTATACTTATTTTAAAGATAAAGGTGTTATTCGTGACGTTGCACGTGCATTCCTTGTCCCACTGGGAGAAGTTAATAAAGCACTCAAAAGTGTAGAGACATTTGAAGAATATGAAGTAAGTCCTTCAACAGCAGAATTTCGTCAAAAATATCCAGAGATTACAAAATACGCTTCAATGCTACGTGGAAGAATTCGTGGCAATGGTATGCATGCAGCAGGCGTTGTTGTTGCTAAAGATGATATTAGTAAGTACGTCCCAATTGAAACACGAAAAGACCCAAACGAATCAATCTCTGGTCGCATACCAGTTGTTGCCTACGATATGGAACAAACAGCAGATTTGGGTTTGATTAAGCTGGATGTATTGGGATTAAAAACTTTATCGGTTATTGATGATGCAATTAGAACTATTGATCATATCAAGAAAGAAAAAATTAATCTTAAATCAATTAAGCTTGATGATCCAAAAGTTTTTGAAATGCTATCAAGTGGTTTTACAAAGGGTGTGTTTCAAGCAGAAGCAACACCATATACGAACCTTCTTATGAAGATGGGTGTTAGCACATTTGAAGATCTTGCAGCATCCAATGCTTTGGTTCGTCCAGGTGCCATGAATACGGTTGGAGGATCCTATATCCGCCGTAAAAAGGGTGAAGAGATGGTTACATATGCCCATCCAATTATGCATGAGTTTACAGAGCGTACATATGGCGTGATCATTTATCAAGAGCAAGTTATGCAGGCTTGCGTATATTTGGGCGGGATGTCATGGGCTGATGCAGATAAAGTTAGAAAGATTATTGGAAAGAAGAAAGACGCTAGTGAATTTGATCAATATAGAGAGCAATTTGTTACGGGTGCTTCTCAACACATCACAAGGGAAGATGCAGAAAAACTTTGGCATGATTTTGAAGCCCATGCTGGCTATTCTTTTAACCGTTCTCACGCTATTGCATATTCTATGCTTAGCTATTATACTGCTTGGCTCAAACATTATTATCCTCTTGAATTTATGTTTGCCATTCTTAAGAATGAAAAAGATAAGGATGCAAGAACAGACTATTTGCTGGAAGCTAAACGGTTGGGCATTAAAGTATTGCTCCCACATATTAACGAATCAGCACTTGATTTTAGTATCCAAGGGAATTCAATAAGATTTGGTTTATCTAATATTAAATACATATCGGACAATATCGGTAGCAAAATTATTGCTCAACGTCCATTTAAAACTTATACAGATTTTCTGAATAAAGCCCAGGAAAAAGGCAGCGGTATCAATGCTAGAGCCATAGAATCCCTTAATATGATTGGTGCTGCTGCTTACCCTGATAACCCAAGACGTGGTAATGAAAATGAAAAGCTTTATGAATACTTAGGTATTCCAAAGTTTGATACTGGAAAATTAAGCCCAAAGATTAAAGCTCAAGTCAACCCATTGGAGGAATTCTTGGAGCAAGGCTGCTTTGTTCTTCTTGCAATGGTTAAATCAATTAAGAAGGGGCAGGGCTGGAGCCGTGTTGAGCTTGTAGATGATACAGGATCAATAGGTATTTTCCATGCAGAAAACACTCAAATTGAAACTGGCAACATGTATTTTTTCCTTGTAGGAGACAATCGCATTCATAAATATGTTACAATTGATAGCGTAGTTGAAAAATTAGATGACCCATTTGTACACTGGTTGTACAAAGATAAATTAAAGATTGATGATGGTAAAAGATTGGTTCTTGATTTTACCCACTATAAGACAAAGCAAAACAAAATGATGGCTCATATTATTCTTTCTGATTCAGAAAAAAATCTAGAGCGTGTAATTGCTTTCCCTAAATTTTATACAACAGCACTTGGTAAAATGAAACCAGGAACTGTTTGCGACCCAGCCATTTCAAAGATGGATGATGGAACACTATACGTTAAGGAGGTGACAGTATGACAGAAGAGACAGTAGTAGCAACAGATTCACCTGCAACACCAGATTTATCACAGGTTCAAATTACCCTAGAGCAGATTTGTGCAGCAATCATTGCTCAAAATGATGGAAAGATTTCAGTTCCAACAGCAGTTCTATTGCAAGATTATTCAAAGTTTAGTATTCAAATTACTCATGATGATGAAAATAATACTATTATTTTTGAACTTGCAGAGACTCCAGTTCAAGAAGTAACAGTTACTGAGACAGCGGAGTAATTGTGGAAGTTGCTTACGTATTAAAAAGTAGTAATGATAAAGAATATCTTTTAGTTGTCAGAACTGAAAATGAAAAAGATATTAAAGACATGATTGAAGCACTTTCTGCAAGTCGGGTGCAAAAAGTTCAAGACTTAGCAATTGATTTAGAAAAGAGTTTATATGACGATGGTAACAGAAGAGATACTAGCAAAGCTGGATCCAAAAACAAGAGCAAGACTGCAACTGGCAACAACAGTCAACGTAGAAAAGCAAAAGACTCCTAGCATTGGTTTAACAATGGGTTTAAAGGGCGGATTAGGCTTTGGCCGTCAGGTTTTAATTTGGGGAAACAAGTCTGCTGGTAAATCATCGTTTTGTTTACAAATGATTGGTCAAGCACAAAAAGAAGGCAAAACATGTGCATGGATTGATGCAGAAGCATCTTATGATCCTGCATGGGCTGCACGACTAGGTGTTGATTCAGATTCTCTTATCTATTCACCAGCTAAATCTATTAATGATATGGTTGACGTCGCACAACAACTTATGGAGGCGGGAGTAGATATTATTGTTGTAGATTCTATCTCAGCACTACTCCCCGCCATCTATTTTGAGAAAGATAGTTCTGATCTTAAGAAACTAGAAGACACCAAGCAAATCGGTGCAGAAGCAAAGGATATGACACATGCAGTCAAAATGCTTAACTATGCTAATAAAAATACGCTACTCGTTCTTATTTCTCAACAGAGAAATCAATTTGGAAGCATGCATGCGTCCCACATTCCAACAGGGGGAATGGCTGTTAAATTTTTCAGCAGTACTGTTATTAAGCTCTGGGCATCGGAAGCTGATGCGAATGCTATTAAATCGGGAGTGCAAGTTGGTGATAAGATTATTGAACAAAAGGTTGGCAGACCAGTCAATTGGATTATTGACTACAACAAAACAGGACCAATGGGCTTATCAGGACAATACGACTTCTATTTTCAAGGTGACCAAGTTGGAGTTGACTCCGTTGGAGAAATCCTAGATGTTGCTGAAATGATGGGAATTGTACAAAAGGGCGGAGCTTGGTATACGGTTAATGGTGAGCGTTTTCAAGGACGCTCTAAATCAGTAGAGTATCTTAGAGATAACCCCGATGTAGCACAAAAAATTATTGAGGAGATATATGTCAAATCTTGAAAATTTTTTAAGTAAAAAAGATGCTAACTATCAAAGAAATGTCCTTGCTGAAGTTGAAGGCACCTTTGTTTGTCAAGATATTGAATGCGGTGACATTACTCTTAAAGGTTATTTTGACCCAGATAAAAATAAATTATTTTGGTATTGCGTAAAAGACCATGAATCAAGTATGGCAATGTAATGTCAGAGCGTGGAGAAGCAAAGCGTGACGGAGCAAAACAACAAAAAAATAGTGGCCGTGGTGACTATCAAAAGGGTGATGCCACTTGGCATGATTTCGTGGTTGATTACAAGGAGTATGCCAAATCAATATCAATCTCAAAAGAGATATGGGCAAAGATTTGTACTGATACTTTCAAAGTTAGTCGGGATAAATATCCAGTACTTAAATTAATTTTGGGCGGGGAATCAAATAAAACTCGTCTTGCAGTAATTGAATGGGCGTTGTTTGAGCAAATGGTAGAGTGTTGGGAAAAGAATAATGAAGATAATTAAAATGATTTTTAATTATATTTTTAAAGAGCAAGCAGTTACTTGTTTTTGTGGCAAGTGTAACCCAGATTGTTTAAGAAAGGTAGCGGGTCTGTGATAACTAAAGAAAATCAACAAGAGTTTTTTATTTGGTTTAACAATGGTGTTGATAGAGGCTGGATTAGCGACATTGTTTGTGCTACACATGATGGCATTCCACCAATTGATGAAGAAGAAGAAAAAGAATGGGAAGCTGGCGGAGACCCTTGCCAATTTGTTGTTAGGATATTAGAATGACAGACAAACCAGTTATTGATTTAATTAGTGAGCTTACAGAGTTTAATGATATGAAATCATATATGAATGATGCAGATTTGGACTACGCCCTAGATCTGATTATTAAGCTTATTGCTAAACCAGATGTTCCTTCAACTAAAGCTCCCGACCTTATTGTAAAGATGCAGGCTTTGTCTGCTAAGTTTGCAATGATGTCACGTTACTACACCACTTTTGAAAAAGGCGGGGAGAATAGCAAGAAGAAAAACGTATATTACACAGCAGAAGAAGCAATTAATAGACTAGTTGATGCTCTTAAGTATTCAGCAAGATATGGGGCATAATGGCAAGAGACATCATAGCTAATTTAAAGTTTCAAAAAATGTCAGACCCCGAGGGTTTTGACCCTATTGCTTTTGCAAAAATGTATGAAGAAGCTGTATTAAGCGGAAAGAGACCAAATGAATTTACTCAAAAAAAGACTTTTAGTCCTAGTTCTATTGGCTACGGTAACGGTAACTGTCCTAGATATTGGTTCATTGCTTTCACTGGTGCTGAATTTGAAAATGAAACCGATAGTATGGGTGTCATTAATATGGACAATGGTACGTATGTCCATGATCGCATACAGAAAGTACTGGCTAAAACTCCAGTATTCAAAGCAAATGAAACAGAAGTTACCCATGATGATCCACCAATTAGAGGTTTTGCAGACACTTTTATTGAATGGAATGGAAAAGAAGTAATAGGCGAAATTAAATCTGCTAAAGAAGAAATTTTTGCAATAAGACAAGCAGAAATGCAAGGTCTGCCATACCACAAAGTTCAACTGCTTACTTATATGAAGATTCGTGGAGCAGATCAAGGCTTTTTCTTTTATGAAAATAAAAATGATAATTCATTTTTAATTATTCCTATTAATATGGATGAGCGTAATAAGAAGCTTGTTGACGATGTGTGGAATTGGATGCGTAAAGTTTATGTAGCTTATCAGGCAGGAACTTTGCCAGAACGTACATTTACCAAATCTCAATGGGCATGCAAAGGTTGCCCAGTCAAAAATGTTTGTTGGAAAGACATGAAGGCAGAAGAGGGAGATATTTACATAGAGCCCTTGGTACTTGAAAAATGAAATGTGCTTATGAAGAATGCGGAAAAGATTTTGAGCCAAAGACACACAATCAAAAGTATTGCTCAGATGAATGTTGCCGTATAGCAACAAATGCAAAGTTAAAGCAGGCTTATTATGACAAAAAAGCTAGGCTTGCGGGTAAGCAAAGAATATGCAAGTCTCGTGGGTGCACGGTCATACTTAGCAGATATAATGAGTCTAATATATGCGATAAGTGCATAGGATCTCAAAAAGAAAAAGAAAGACAAGAACTACTAGAAATGATACGAAATGTCTCTGGCAAAACTAGCAAAAAGTAAACATAGCAAAGTTTTAGGTATAGATGCAAGTACAAATAGCATTGCTTTTTGCCTTATGAATGATAAAAAGCCAGTAAAATGGGGAGAAATCATTTTTGAAGGGTCAGATGTTTATGAAAGAATTCTTGATGCTAAACAAAAAATTAGGTCTTTTAAAAGAGAGCTTGATACAGACTTTGTTGTTATTGAAGCAGCAATTTCTGTTAAGTCTGTAGCAACGGGAATGAAGATGGCATACGTATTTGGTGCTATAATGGGAGAGTTGCTTAGTGATAATGTTGAAGTTGTTGAGGTTCACCCGATAACTTGGCAGTCGTATCTTGGAAACAAGAACTACACTAAAGCCGAAAAAGAGGCTATTAAAAATGAATTCCCAGACAGGTCTGACAACTGGATCAAAGGAAAGATCAGAGAACGCAGAAAACAGCGTACTATTGATTTTGTGCGAACGCTCGGCATCCAGACTGAATCCGACAATGTTGCAGATGCTGCGGGGATCGCATGGTATGCCGTCAACGAAATCTTGTGAGGAGGTATAGTGGCTAAAGGATTTACACCTTGGGAAAACAAAGAATGGGTCCATAAGAGATATGTTGTTGAGAAGAAATCAGTTCTTCAAATGGCAATGGAAGCAAAATGTTCTCATATGACAATTCAACGTGCTTTGGAAAAATTTGGATTTATTAAAAAACCTAGAAAGTGGACTAAATAGTGATACCAGTATTAATTATTCCTGTTTTAAACAGATATGATTTGCTTGATGAATCTCTTGAAGAAATTGATTATCCAATTAATGAGATATTAATTATTAATAATGGAATTGAAGAATACGTGCCTAAAAGATTTGATTTAAACTTTAGAGTTTTAAATCTTCCTTCAAATCAAGGGATAGCAGGCTCATGGAATTTAGGCATTAAGCTTTACCCCCATGTTCCTTATTGGCTTATTTCTTCTGCAGATACAAGTTTTAGATCTGGTGAATTAGAAAAGATGCATTCGTTTAGTTCCCCCAATAAGTTTGTAAAAAGCAACGCACACTATAGTTGCTTCTCTATTGGAGAAAACATAGTGGCAAAAGTTGGTTTGTTTGATGAATATATTTATCCAGCCTATTTTGAAGATAACGATTATGATGACAGGATGGTATTATCAGGATTATCTGACAGTATTATTTGTCCAGGAATACAAGTTGATGATCACGGTGGCTCACAAACAATTAAAAGCGATGCAAAATTAATGAATAGAAATCATGAAACATTTAATAAAAATGGAGAATATTACAGAGAAAAGAAAAGATCAGGCGATTATACAGTTAAAGGCTGGGATCTTACAAGAAGACGTGAAAATGAATGGTTAAGAGGATAACATGAAGGTTTTAATCACAGGCGTTGCTGGATTTATGGGTAGCCATTTGGCTGATGAGTTTTTAAAACGTGGACATTCTGTGGTTGGTATTGATAATTTAATTGGCGGTTATTATGAAAATGTACCCACTGGTGTTGAATTTTATTCAAAAGATCTTGGAGATTTTGATTCCGTTAAAGAACATTTTAAAGGAATAGATTTAGTTGTTCATACAGCATGCACTGCTTACGAAGGCTTATCAGTGTTTAGTCCTGCACTTGTAACTCGCAACACCTCACACATTACAACAGTTGCTCTTTCAGCATCTATTAGGGGCGGGGTTAAGAAATTTGTTCATATGTCATCAATGGCTAGATACGGCACACAAGATACAGTTCCATTTACAGAAGACATGATTCCAAAACCTCAAGATCCTTACGGCATTGCAAAATATGGGGCAGAGCTTTTAATTAAAAACATTTGTGAAACACACGGAATGAAATATGTTATTCTTGTTCCTCATAATATTATTGGCCCACGTCAAAAATATGACGACCCATTTAGAAATGTAGCATCAATTATGATTAACCGTATGCTTAAAGGTGAACAGCCTATAGTTTATGGAGATGGAAATCAAATGCGTTGTTTTTCTTTTTGGGAAGATGTAGCAAATCCATTAATGATTGCATGTGAATCAGATGTAGTTGATGGTCAAGTTGTTAATATTGGACCAGACGAAGAATTTATTACAATCAATGAATTGGCTCAAAAATTAGCTAAAATTATTGGATTTGATCTTAATATTAAGTATATGCCAGGCAGACC